AATGGCAAAGTATCAAGTAACACACTCCTGCGGACACACTCAGACAGTCCAGCTTTTTGGTCATCACACCGACAGAGACAAAAAAATAGAATGGTTTGAGCGCACTCTTTGCCCTGATTGCTATCGTGCACAAAAAGAGACAGAGTGCCAGCAGGAAAATGATCGTGCCTTGGATCTGGTTGGTAAGATTGGGTTTGCGCCGTTGACTGGTAGTGATAAGCAAGTTGCATGGGCAACATCTATCAGGCAAAAAGCATACGAGACGATTATCGCGCGCAACATCATCGTTGATGCGGGGATTGCTTGCAAAATACTCAATCTTGAAGCATCTGCAAAATGGTGGATTGACAACCGCAACGGCGCACCAACAACAATATGCAAGGCGATTTTCGCAAACTATCGGGACGTGTGCAAAGCTATTAATGAGGAGTATATATCAACCAAACAGGAGTCGTAACCATGCCCGTACAAGAGCTTATCGACAATCAAAAACGCGGGGATGGTCAAATCATCCCTGGTGTATATATCTCAATGGCGATACGAGATAACGGGGAACTCATAACTCTGTACATCGGGACAAAAGAGTCAGGCCCAATGCTGCAATATGATTCTGACGGGAAATGCCGATATACCGGCGAAGAATTGACGGATGAAGAACAGATTGATCTTGATCAGAAATTTTCCGAAGGCGTTTGGACTCCAATTTATAGCAGAGGAGATTATAAGCGAAATTATGCTTGTGGCGGCCACTGGAGCGGCCACGCCAAAAACCTGCACCCATCAGTAGGTATAACATGGAGCGGGAAGCAAGAGCATAGAGGCGACATTATAACGGAATTAATGGTGCTCCCTGAAAACGGTGGCATTGTTGAGTTGCCTTATGGAGTTTCAGGTGGTGACGTTAAAAGGATTGATATTGATTGCTCTCCCGGTTGGGTTATATGGTATGATAGCGCTGAAAAAGCTATGGACGCAAGATTAACGCCAAATGAAATGATCGGAGCGCGCTTGCCTATCCAATCAATAAATCATCTGGTGCTGCACGAAGACGAGTCGGTGATTAAAATCAAGGAAGTAATAAACGCTTTTGGACTATGAACTTTGAACTCACCGAGGCGGAGGTAATCCGCCTCACGGGATACAGCCGACCGCAGCTCCTACGGCTTCGGCAAGGGTTTACTCAGGAGCAGGGAGGCAAAGAGTACGTCGCGGAGCCTGTGCTCATGCAGGGAAAGGACTGGCAGCGATACGGACGGGCGGTTTTGTATGCAAGTGGGGCAGTGAGCAAGTTGCAGATGAGAAAAAACTTAAACGGAGGATGGTGAGTGATGGATAAAACTTCAGAGAGTAGCGGAATGGTTCATTTCGAAGATGACGGCTCAGTAGGGGTAGTGTGGTTTAGTGTAAAAGGAGTTGTACTTGGATTTATACCGTCAGGTTTTATCAGCGAAGAAGAAATATTGCCATAGTGAGAAGATTACAACAAAGGACGGTGAGCGATGGGTACTTGGATATGTGTTGATAAAGTCGGGCAAGGGCTTTTGTTCAACAAAATGCCTGTGCGTATAGAGTTTAGCTTAAGTTTTTCATCATCTTTGACTTACTCACTTGAGACGTGGTATGTTGATAGTGTAGATGGGAAATTTGGAAAACATGAAGCGGGCGTAGCAAGTTTTTTACCAAAAGGATCAATCATCAAACTGATTGGCAGGAATCTAACATATAAGGATGATCCGGTTGAACTAACGACTTAAATGGAGGGGAGTGATGGAACGAAAGTGTGAGAATTGCGAGTGGTGGGTATGCACGGAAATAGCCGACGAAGGTACAGACGAAGAGTATCCTCTTTGGGGGCAGTGCCGAAGATTTCCACCTCCTGTAGCTTGGAAAAAAAACGGGGATCGTTACTACTCAGAGGACTGCTGTTTAGAGATCTGTTATAATTGGTGGTGCGGAGAGTTCAAACAAAAGAAAGTAGTCGTAATTGGACATATTGATATGTGTTCGCAGTGTGGGAATCTGCCCATGAAAATGGTAAAGCGGGGAACAACGCATTGAGTGCCCCTTTTGCGCCCCTGACACAACGAGCTTCCCTCCCGTGATTATAGCTCCCGTAAATGGGGGCTTTTTTATTGCCCAAAATTACCCCGCAGAAATAAATATCCTCAACAGAAAAATCACCCTTCTTTGTGCGCCGGAATTTTCGATAGCCTACCACTACACAGTACCAATTAAAGCTATTAAAATTCAGATCAGCACTTATGAAACTTTACGGAGAGATCAGCAAAACTGAGGAACAGGCAGACGGAACGCTGAAGATATGGGGTATTGCGTCGAGCGCAACCGTAGACTCTGACGGCGAGATCGTGACAGCGGAAGCGATGAAAGCCGCGTTGCCAGATTATATGAAGTGGGGCGCAGTCAGGGAGATGCACAAGAGGGATTCAGCCGCAGGAACTACGACAGAAATCAGCGTAGACGACGAAGGGCGCACAAACTTCAGCGCGGTCATTGCTGATGACTCCGCGATCAAAAAGCTCAAGGCTAACGTTTATAAGGGCGTTTCTATCGGCGGCAACGTTACCAGCCGTGACGATTTAAACAAAAATATTATTACAGGGCTCCGCCTAATTGAACTATCGCTTGTTGATAGACCAGCCAATCCTGAAGCGACGATTACGATTGTAAAAATCGATAACGACGACGAAGATCACGACCTCAAGAAATACGCAGGAGAGCAGATTTCTGACGCATCAGCAGCCCTTGATGCACTCGGAGCTGTCTTTTATCTCTATAGCAAAGAACTGTCAGAGACCGCAGAGAATCCCGATCAGGTTGAAGCTTTGAAATCTGTGATAGATAATCTCAAGGCATTTATTGCGTCTGAGATCAAAGAGCCGGACAATAGCGCAGATTCCAGCCTTATCGCCTACGCCGCTACTACCGACGACCTCAACAAATCAGGTGCAGAGATCAGCGCGAAGAACAAAGAAAAAATGCAGCAGATACACGACCACGCCGTAAGTATGGGTGCGTCGTGCTCATCGGCAGAGGCAGAGAAAGCTGCAGGAGCCGAAGACTTGCGGAAGATGCAGAGCGAAAACCACGACCTGAAAAAGCAGTTCCAAGACCTTGACACTGAATACGCAGACCTCAAGAAATCCCTTCACGATACAACGCTGGAACTCGAGCTCATCAAGGCAGAACCAGCTCCGGCAAAAATGTCGCTCAACGACAAGGGCGTGACGGTTACAAAAACCGAAGACGGCGGAGCAGACAGCTCACTTGATGATGAAGTCTTTGTCAAGGATTCAAAAGGCAACATCAACGAAGCGGCCACGCTTATCAAGCTAAGCCACATGAGTGGCGGACTAACTCGGCGCTAATAATTATTTGACCTTAACCAAAACACATTACAAACCATGAGCGCAACAAAAGAAACACTCGAACTCCTCAAGGTCGCACAAGCAACCGGAGATCAGGCATTAGCAAAGTATTTCACTCAGACATCAACAGCAACGCAGGGCTTTCAGGCTTATAACCTTGAAGCGCCATCGAAAAAGCTGTTCCCGATACTAACCCCTTTGCGTAATTCAATCCCTCGCGTGAACGGGGGGTTTGCTGTACAGGCGAACTGGAAGGCTATTACCAATATCAACTCCGGCAACGTTCGCGCAGGCGTGGCTGAAGGCAAAAGAGGTGGCGCGATCAATCAAACGCTTGTAGAGCGGAACGCTGCATTCAAAAGCTTTGGTCTTGAGAACTATACTACGTTTGAAGCAGAGAACGCAGCGAAATCTTTTGAAGACGTGAAAGCGCTTGCTGTACAATCAACACTCACTGGACTAATGATTCAGGAAGAGCGGGTACTGCTTGGCGGAAACAATTCCGTTGCCCTCGGAACGACTCCAACACCGTCACTTGCGGCAGCCGCAGGTGGATCTCTTACCGATGCGTCTACTTACCGCGTTATCTGTGTAGCTCTCGGCCTGCAGGCTTATCTGGATGCAATCGGCGTCAATAACGGTTCTGTGGGTCAGGTTTTCAGCGCTGCATCATCTATAGTGCCGGGTCAAATCACACGGACAAATATCGACGCGACCACTGACACTTTTGGCGGTGGATCTGCTCAGCAGTCAGTCGTAGCTACTCAAGCGACTTCAAGCCCAAACTTAAAGATCACTGCGACCGTTGCGGCTGTTTCTGGCGCGGTTGGGTATGCATGGTTTATCGGTATCGGTGCCGGAAATGAAAAGCTTAACCAGGTCACAACGATCAACAGCGCTGTATTTACGGCAAACAGTGATTCTGGCGCACAGGCAGCTTCTACTCTTGCTGCATCTGACAACTCAACCTCCACTCTCGATTATGACGGCTTGATTTATCAGGCAGTAAAATCAGGCTCAAACGCTTATGTCGCTTCGCTTGCGACCGGAACGGCTGGAACAGGTTCTACACTCACATCAAACGGCGCAGGTGGCATCGTTGAGTTTGATACAGCGTTTCAGTATTTCTATGACATCTACCGCCTCAGCCCAACGGTGATTTATGTGTCGAGTCAGGAAAGCCGAAATATCAGCAAGAAAATTATTGCTAATGCTGGCGCTCCGCTTCTCCGACAGATCGAAGCTGGAGGTAACGCGAACCTTTCTTCTGGATGGAAAGTGTCATCCGTTCTCAATACGACAACTGGTGATGAGGTCGCTCTAAAAATACATCCGAACCTTCCTGCAGGGACAGTGCTGTTCTTCACAGAAAGCCTGCCGTACCCGCTGAGCAACGTAAGCAACACAACTCAGGTCTTGCTGCGTGCCGACTACTTCCAGATCGACTGGCCACTGATCACGAGGAAGCATCAGTATGGTGTCTACTGTGACGGTGTCCTTCAGCATTACGCACCGTTCTCGATGGGAGTTATAAGCAACATTGCGAATGGATAAGAAATAATCTTTCAGGAAAACGCCCTGCTTTAATCGGCAGGGCAAAACCTTTTTATAATCATGGCAGGTCTGAAAATGTATAGCCCAGAAGGATCAAAAAGCGTATCCCTCGGTGGCCAGAATTACGAAGCAAACAAGAAAGGGGTTATCGAAGTTCCGGCAGAGTTCGAGGACACAATGTACTCTTTCGGATTTATCACTGTTGGTAAAAATATCCCTATCGAACCCGAAGAGCCAGCCACACCGAGGCCAACAGCGGAACCAGCGCAAGCCAACGCGCCGGAAACCGCCAAGGCTCCGGAAGCGGCTAAAGTTGAAGCTCCGGATGAACCTGAAATAAAATAACACGATGAGCGCTCTTGCAACCGTTGACGATGTAAAATCCTTTCTCGGCAATCAGGCAAACGTCACTGACGATGGACTAATAGACTCCCTGATAAGCGGAGAAGGTGCTTTTATTCTGTCATGGATAGGACGATCGTTTGACGCTGCGACCTATACCGACCTTTTTAGCGGAGGCGGGGGGCAAGAGCATTTACTCAAGAATTATCCGGTAAAAACAATCACAAGTGTAGTAATCGACGGCGCATCAATACCGCAAGCAGCTACAATCCAGGATCGAGGATACATGCTGTTTGATGGCCGGATTTTGCTTTTCGGTTACCAGTTTTCATGGGGACGAAGGAACTGCCAGATCATCTACACCGCAGGGCAGGACGTTCCAGCAGATGTCCAGCAAGCGTGTGTCGAACTTGTGTCCTATCGGTACAGGAGCAGAGACCGCATAGGACTGGCAAGCAAGAGTATAGCAGGAGAGACGACCGCGTATGTGACAAAAGATATGCCTGACCATGTAAAAACGCTGCTACAGCGGCACAGGAGAGTTTTCCCAGGATGATCACCGCAAAGATTACAAAAGGCGAAGACCTTGGAAAGAAGTTCAGGGACACCATACCGAACATCCAGAGCGGAGTTCAGAAAGAGATTATGCGGCTGGCGCTCAAGATGACCGGTAAAGTTATGGGTAAGCTGAGTGGTGATGTTTTGAGGGTAAGGACTGGCCGGTTAAGAAGATCAATCCACCCTGAATGGGATTTCAGGCAGGGGTACTCAGGCACAACAGTCGGAACAAATGTCGAGTACGCGGGTATTCATGAGTACGGGTTCAGCGGATCAGTTCAGGTTAAATCGTTTCAACGCGAAATGACGAGAGCCTTTGGTAAGCCGATATCACCGACACAAGTAACTGTTAGGGCGCACACAAGAAATGTCAACATGCCAGAGCGCAGTTTTCTTCGGTCAACATTGCGGGAAATGAACTCAGAGATCACTGACTCATTGCAGGTCGCTGTTACGAAGGAACTCAACAAGGTTAAACTATGACCCGTGAATCAATATACAGCGCTCTCTTCGCGAAACTTTCTGGCATATCAGGGCTTGTAACCGCGAGCCGGCGATTGAAGCATTATAGCGACGTATCGCCATCAGAGCAGCCGGCGATGTTTGTAACGCAGGCCGCGCAATTTGTCAAGCAAACAAAAGGACTCCCGTCACAGTATACGCTTGAGGCCAAAATCTGGGTTTACACGAACGATCCGGATCCGACGAAAGCCCCTGCACAAGCAATCAATGACATTATGGATCAGGTAGATGCAATTCTGAAGCCGACGACACCAGACAACAAGCAGACGCTCGGCGGACTGGTGGAACACTGCTGGATTGACGGGGAGATTATAACGGACGAAGGGACGCTCGGAGATCAGTCCGTAGCGATCTATACCATAAAAATGCAAACAACAACATAAACAGGAAAAATCATGCCTCAATTCGTTTTCGGCCCCGGCAACATTTACGCGATCCCGCTTACCACTTACGACGGCACCGCAATTACCGTACCGACTCCCGTTCAGATCGGCACCATGCAGGCAGGCAGTGTTGATTTCTCGTGGGATATAAAAGAACTCTATGGACAGCGGCAGTTTCCAGTTGCTGCAGGGCGCGGAAAAGGTAAGATCGCAGGTAAAGCAACTTACGCGCAGTTTAACGCTGCAGCAGTCAACTCTCTCGTTTTCGGTCAGACTCAGACAAGTGCGCTTTGCGCTATTGTCAATGATGTGACAGGCACCGCAATCCCTGGTACGCCTTTTCAGATCACCGTCACCCCGCCACTGTCAGGCACGTGGCTTAATGACCTTGGCGTTATTATGAACGGCGTGCCGATGACGCAGGTCGCATCAGGCCCGACAACAGGACAGTATAGTCATGCTCTTGGAGTTTACACTTTCGCCACCGCCGATGTCGGTCAGATTGTGTTTATCAACTACTCGTACACCGCTGTCGCAGCAACAGCCGCGGATTTGATTATTTCAAATCCGTTCATGGGATATGCGCCGACATTTTCAGTGTCATTCTCGATAAACTATAACGGCAAAAACGGCACGATCATTTTGAACTCTTGCACGTCAAGCAAGTTCAGTGTTGCGACAAAATTAGATGATTTCGCCATTCCTGAATTTGATTTCACGGGTTACGCAGACGCAAACCAGAAAGTAGGCAGAATCTCGTTCAGCGATAAATAACAGGGAAAAAAGCAAAGGGAAAAAACAGCATGGTAAAAGGTGTGAAGTTTGAATTTGGTAACGGGGAGGCGCTGATTATCCCTCCCCTTTCCCTTGGTGCCATCGAAGTACTGGAAAGTGCGCATGGCGAGGTTTCGACATGGTCCCCGAATGTTGAAATGGTGTGTAAGCTGGCAGGGCTTTCGCTGAAACGGAACTACCCAGACATGGCTGATGAGCACATCAAAAACGATCTGCTTGATGTCAGCAACATGCTTGATGTGTTTAACGCTGTACTGGATATTGGCGGGCTGGTTC